AGGGCCGAGTGATGCCGTCGAGGGGTCCGGTGTAGAGGTAGTGGTCGAGGCCCGCGGCCTCCGCGGCGACCGCGGTGAGCTCGCGACCGAACGAGGCGATTCTCGTCCGGGCCTCGGTGATCTGTCGCCCCTCGGCGGAGCGAAGAGCAGCGTCGAGCGAGCTGATAACAGCGGACGGCTCGGCGCTGAACTGAGCAGAAGAGAGCGCGTCTCTCACTGCTCTCTGAGTGTCGGGAATGATGACATCATCAAAGACCCCCTCGACAGTCTCTTGGGCGAGCGCTTGACCGACGCCACCGACGGCGGCGATGTCGAAGCCGTCGACGGAGGAGAGGAGGAGCCCCTCGACGTTGGCCAGCGTCTCGCGCTCTGCGTCGGTGACCTCAAAGATCGACTCGGCGAGCCCCTGATCTAGGAGCCACGCCGACATCTCGTCCCGACGCATCCGGCGGAGCTCCTCGAGCCCGCCACGCTCGGCCGCCGCTTTGACCGCGGCGACCACTTCCCGCTTGCTCCGCCGAAGAGCTCGACGGAGCCCGCGCTCGAGGCTTGCCTCTACCTGTATCTGACCTCGCGCCGCCTTGAGCTGGCGCTTGAGGCGCTCATCGGTCGCCCGTTGGATCTGGCGAGTCAGGTCGCTGATCGCGACCTCGTCCGCATCCTCCTCGGCGAGCCGGGTTGTTGAGCAGTAGGGGCAAGCCATCGGAGCACTAGGTGAGGCAGTCGGTGAGGCGGAGCCCGCGATCAGCGTCGACGAGGCGGAACTGCTGAACGTGCTCACCCCAGACGTGACGCCGGACGAGGTCGAGCGAGTCATACTGACCCGCCTGGAGGCCCTTATACTGCATGTTCAGCGCAGCGACCGGCATCGCCTTCACGCCGCCGCTCTTCTGCGCGATAGCGTCGGAGCCGCGGAGGATGTAGAGGCCGATGGTCTCGGTGTCCCAGATGTCCGCCTCGGAGCTGGTCGCGCCGGGGATAGCGGTCTCGCGGCGAGCGGAGCCGACGTAGACGTTCGGGACAGCGAGGACGGAGCGGAGCACCTCGAGGACAGCGTCATCCGCAAGGATGCGATTTCCGCTGGCGACACCCTGGCTGCTGTCACCCACGAAGCTCCGGATCTCCGGGTTCCGAGCGAGCGCGCGGAAAACGTTGTAGCCGAGGACGATCGTGTCGGCCGAGATGCCGTGGTTGGTCGCGCGGAGGGTGTCGAGCTGCTGGTGGATGTAGGTCAGCGGCTCGGCGCCAGCGGCGTCGAACTTCGTGCCTGGAGTCGCGCTCGTGAAGCTGGAGCCGAAGAGCAGATCAGCGCAGCGCTTCTCCTGAGCGAGCATCAGCGCCCGGCGGACCTTGCGCGCGCTCCGCGCCTCCTCGGTCCCGGGATACTGGGAGTCCTCGATGTCCTCCATCGCGATGGAGTCCTCGAAGGAGTGGATCTCCGCCTTGAAGGTGAGCGAGGAGCGGTTGAAGCTCGAGAGGCTCTGACGACCAGCGCCGGGAGCTCGGCGAGAGTCAGCCTCGGGCGCCCCCATGAAAGAGCGGGTGTTCTCGACGAGGAGGGTCCCGCTGCGCTCGGGGATGTCGACGCGCTCCATGACGCGATCAGCGATGAGCTGAGCGTCGCTCGGGACAGCCTCGGAGACGATGCCGGTGAGGATCTGATCGACCGGATGGAGATTGCTATAGCTAGGACGTGCCATGAGTCAGCGCTCCTTAGGCGAACTGGCTTGCGCCGGTGAAGATGATCTCGATCTCGTCGCCGTCGGCGTATGAGGTCGCGTTCTGATTGAAGATCACGCGGGCGACGCTGTACTCGGTGCCGCCGCCGTTAACCCATGGGATGAGGCGAGCGGTCCCGGTCTCGACCATGAGGAGAGAGTGAGTCCCCGCGGTGAGGGTGTCCCCGGCGATTGCCTTGGTCCGGCCGAAGATCACGACCTCGACAGCGTCGCCAGCGTCGACGGAGCGCTGAGCGATGCCGTCCGCTTGCTCGCCGGTGGTCCCGTCAGCGAGAGCGACCTTGCCGTTCGCGTCGATGAGGACGGCCTGGAGGCCGGTGATCGCCTCAGCGGCGATGAAGGTCTGGATGTCTGAATTTCCGAGGCGGCTCATTTAGCCCTCCATAGCAGCGAGAAAGAACTCGCGGTCGTTGGTCCGAATCTGGTTGAGAGCCTCGGAGAAGCTGATGCTCTTCTCCGCGGCGATGCTCTTCGCGCGCTCGGCGAGAGACTCCCGGTTAATCTGCTCCCCGGATGCGCCGTGACCGACCTCCCGAAGGGGGACAGCGGAGCCAGATGCGCGCTCGGAGAACATCGCCCAGAAGGCGCCGTCGCCGGCCTTGTTCTGGTTCCACGCCTTCTCGGCGAGTGGACGCTCGGCGGGGGAGATACGGCCGGAGCGGATGAGCTCATCGACGGCGCCGGTCCGCTTGACGGAGTCGTTCTCCTCGCGGAGCGCGGTGAGCTGCTCACGGAGGGTCTGAACCTCGGCGAGGAGGAGAGCCGAGCCCTCGCTCATCGCGTAGCTCTTCTTCTCCATCATCTTCTCCTCGTCCTCCTCCTCGGCGAGCTTCTCCTTCTCGGAGTCCTCGGCGAGCTTCTCCTTCTCGTCCTCGGCGAGGAGGTCAGCGTCCTCCTTCTCCTCGAGCTTCTCGGCGTCGCCGGCGAGTCGCTTCTCCATCTCGGCGACCATCGCCATCTTCTGCAGGAGGAGGTCGACGAGGTCGCCCATCTCCATCTTCATCAACTGCTCTCGGGTCTCCATAAGGTGGACCTCCTCTGTCAGTAAGACACGATCGACCGAGCTAGCGGATTGCTGCGGTCGGGGGGTAAGGGTGACAGCGAGGAGTTGAGCGCCCCCGGTAGGGGCTCCGCTCTCTCTCGCGTAGACTTCGCCCGTGACGAACTCCGGAGAACTCCAGAGAGAGCCTTGGGCTTCTGCGACTGTCCGCCGTCCGCGGTCGTTATAGGCGGGGATAGCGATGAGACACGTCCCGTCCTCGGAGAGGCGGAGGTCGACTATCTCGCCGAGAGCTCCGCCGGTCTCCGGCGTGGACGAGCCGACGTTGGGGGAGCTCTGGTGATTCCAGTCGATGATCACCGGATCGCTCTCGCGGCGTACCTGGAACACTCGGACCATCTCGGCGAGGAGCTCCGGCGTGACCTCGGCGATGGTCTCACCGCTCATCCGGCTCGCGACTGTACCGGCGCGGAGCGTGACGAAGGGGCGCCCGAGCTCCTGACCATCCTCGACGACGACAGTGAGGCCGTCGAGCTCGACCTCCTCCGCCTCGGAGAGCGCATAGGCTCGCTCGGTTAGCTTCTTCTCATCGGCTGCGTTCATCTGGTTCACCACCTTCCGCGCCCACGCGAATCCGGGGTCTCCTCCCCACCCTTGCCACGCCTGCCACCCCTTCCCCTGCTCTCCCCACGTTGAGCCGTCTTTGTCGACCTCATGTCGGGTGAAGTAGGCGAGCATCCGGCGGACCGTCTCCGGCGAGAGCTCGACGCCGTTCTGGAGGTCGCGCGCTCGAGCGATGCCAACCGGCGTCATCCCTCGTTGAGACTCCGGCTTCTCCGCGCGGACCTCGAGCGCTCGACGCGCTGCATCCTGGGCGCCCTTAGGGGGAGTGAAGTCGATGTGCGAATACTTCGCCGGCTTCTCCGCGAGCTCCTTCTCTCGGTGCTGCGGATGCTCTTTAGGGAGTAGGTCGAGGTCGGTGTTGTAGGCCTTCTTCCGCTCGCCGGTCCCGACCAGCTTGAGGAAGGCCTTGACCCGAGCGAGCGCCCACTGCTCCCGCGATGTCACCGAAGGGCGATGAGACGTGGAGAACGCTCCGGCGCCTCGCCGATAGACGGCCTTGAGCATCCCAAGGTCAACCTTGCGCCCGTCCGCGGTGTATCGGTCATTGTGTTCATCGCGGAGGTTCTCGAGCGCCTTCTCGGTCGAGGCCGAAATCTTGATGTCCCCCCGAGTACCAGACGCGCTCCCCTTAGGGTTCCGCGTCGAGCCGGTCCGCTGATCAGCTTTAGGCGCCGGAGTCTTGGGGTCATCCTTCCGGCGCTCGGCGAGTCGGCGGAGCTTGCGCTTAGCGCTCATCGGTTCACCTCGCGGAGCTTGCGATAGCGCTCGGAGAGAGCGGCCGCTCCTCCACCTACACCACCGGCGACGCGGTCGAAGTATGATCTAGCCGCCTGGTCGGGGAGCTCCCCGGCGCCGATGCGCTCACGGATAGCGCGCTCGAGGTCATCCTCGGGAGTGAGGAGCCCGAACTGGACCAGCGGAGCGAGAGCGCTCAGGCTCTCGGTGAGCTCGTCAGCGTCGAGCCCGGAATGAACTAGCCGCGGGAGCTGCGAGGGGTTGCACTCGCCATAGTTCCACTTGATGAGCCGCCCGATGGTCCCGCCTCCACGTCGGTCCTCGCCGCTCACGGCGCCGGCGACCATATCGCAAAGGTTGAGCGCGGAGCGCCGGAACACGG